TCATCACTGACCTGTCAACAGGTATGAAATACATCGGAAAGAAGACTCTAGTATCGACCAAGAGACTTCCGCCACTCAAGGGAAAGACACGAAAGCGTGTTGTCATCAAAGAGTCCGATTGGAAAGAGTACTACGGTTCATCCGAAGAAGTGAAGAAGTTGGTCGAAGAGAAGGGAAGTTCGAACTTCCACCGTGAGATACTGCGGTTGTGCAAGTCGAAGGGCGAAATGTCCTACTACGAAATGAAGTACCAGTTGGAGACGGACTGTCTTCTGCGCCCGAACGAATACCACAACGCTTTCGTCGGCGGAAAAATCCACCGAAACCATCTGAAAGGGCTTGTGCCTGAGTGAAGAATCGCTTATGTTCATCATGTGAACAGAAGGAATCACTCATGAACCTTTACGGAACTCAGGAAGTCAATCCTCTCACCGAAGCCCAGCGACGGGCGCAAGCCGAGGCTCGCGAAGTTGTCGACTGGGATACCGACGGGCTCTATATCACCCGCCTGCGGCTTCTCTCGGACCCGGGTTTCCCCATGTGGGATGTTTCGTATTGCTACGGGGAACTCGATGGGCGCCCGGTTGAGGTTCGACTGCCTTTCGACCAACTCCCGAAGTTCAAGATGAAGGCGGCTCTCTACAAGGAAGCCAAGGCGACCGGCAAGTTCATTCGGGGTTTGTTTGACAATATCAGCACTCTTTGTTGAGAGTGCTTGACAATCGAAGACGAATCGCCTATATTAATCTTGTGAACGGAAGGAACCCGACATGACCATGAACGAAGCGATTGCTGCACTTCTCGAAAACATCGTCGCCGACTACGCCAAGTTCCAGAACTGGTTGAACCGAGATGCTGCAGAAGCGCGTGTTCAAAAGTTCCGAGATGCCTTCGAAGTTATCGACGGTAAGAAATACATCAAGATCGTCAAGGAAGGTTCCGTTTGGGGCTTCATCGTGAAGCAGGATGACGGGAAGTTCCGCGCCGGAGACATTCTCAAGGCTGCTTCGTGGGCAACCCCTGCGAAGAACGCCGCTCGCGGCAACATCTTTGGCAACTACTCGGTCGCCTGGACCGGTCCCCACTACCTCCGCTGAAAGGAAAATATGATGCGCTACTACGACCGAAACCAAGAACAAAAGACTGTCACTTACACGGGGCCCGGTTTCCTGTCAATCCTGACTCTCATTTTCATCACTCTGAAACTGACTGGTGTCATCGCCTGGAGTTGGTTCTGGGTTCTGTCGCCCCTGATTTTCGCGGTCGCTCTCTGGGTGATTCTGCTGGCGATTTTCGTGATTGCGTATGTGAAACTCGGGCGCTGAATAAAAGGTGCATAAATAGACATGATAGCGATAGGGCTCAGTCTAGTCATTTTGTGCTTAAAAGCCTCCTTCTATCGCAGCCTCAGTTGGTTCTGGGTCCTATCGCCTATCTGGTTCGTTCTTTTGGTTGACTTTCTGGTTCCGTAGATCAATGGATAGATCAACTGCCTTCTAAGCAGCAGGTTGCAGGTTCGAGTCCTGCCGGGACCGCCATTGCCTTCTTGGTGGAATAGGTAGACACAAGTAATTTTCAAAAGTCGTGTTTATATAAATAAGTGTATAAACACGGGGGATAAAATGCTTGCAGAAGAATATCTTTTATTGACGCAAGGAGAAAGACAATCTCATTTAGATATGAGTTCACCTTGCAGAGAAAGAGGCGGTATAAGTACTAATCATAGAGGAGTTTTAGCTGAATATTTAGATACACCTATTTATGGAAGACCCGCAGACTTGTGTCATGCATGCAATAATGAAAAATGTTCAAATCCGAAACATCTATATTGGGGCACACGTAAAGAAAATGTAAGGGATTCCATAAATAATGGTACTTACAAATCTGCATGGGATAATCTAGTAGAAAAATATGGATATGAAGAAGCTTGTAGAATGCAAGCTAAAGGAAATAAATCTGCCGGTGGAAAGGGCAATTTAGGAAAATCTAAAACCGAAGAACACCGTAAAAAGATAAGTGACTCTATAAGACTAAAGTATGCGGGCGTGACGTAACAGGCAACCGTGCTGGACTTAAAATCCGGATTCTGTGGGTTCGATGCCCACCGCCCGCACCAAATAACCTTATGCCGGTTCGACCACGGCAGGAGGCACCAACTATTTCGTTATGGAGCAATCCCTTCATAACAAAGTAGTTGACACACCCCGCGAATCGGTGTAGATTGACACTATAGAACACGGTACCGTTTCGGTGAGAACGGTTAAATCGCCCTCAGCAGAGGAACCCATGGGTAGAGCCAATCACTTTCGCTCCTGTAGCACAATTGGTTAGTGCAAACTTTCTACTTTCTCTCTGCATAAATAGAGAAAAGAGGGAATTAGCATGTTATACACCGTTTACAAAGTCACTAACAAAATCAATGGCAAAGTTTACATAGGCAAACACCAAACAAAAAATCCAAACGATAGTTACTTTGGTTCCGGCAAGTTCATAAAGTCAGCCATAAGAAAATACGGCAAAGACAATTTTGTGAAAGAAGTTTTGTTCGTTTTCGAAACTGAAACGGAAATGAACCGGAAAGAAAAAGAGTTAGTATCAGAAGAGTTCGTTTCTAGAAACGATAACTACAATGTAGGTATTGGTGGCGAAGGTGGGCCTCATTTTAGTGGAAAATCTCACACACCAAAAACTAAAGAGATTTACTCGACTGATGAGTTTAGATCAAAAGTTTCAAATGGTATTAGAAAATACTATGACAATGGAGGTCAACCTTGGAACAAAGGGTTGACAGGTTCCACAAAGGATGAAACGAGAGAAAAAATCTCAAATTCTAGAACTGGGACCAAACATAGTGATGAAACTAAGGAAAAAATAAAAAAAGCAAGACAAAAACAGGTTTTTAGTGAAGAGACTAGGCGTAAAATGTCCGAAAGCGCTAAAAACCGCAAGAAAAAATCTGGGCCTGTCGACTAATTGGTTAAGTCACAATCCTCATAAGATTGCTGATCGCGGTTCGAGTCCGCGTGGGCCTACCAAAAATTCCACCAAAACACAACCTCGGAGAAGCAAATGACTGCTGTCAAGAAGTGGAAAGTCCTTGTCATCGAATCCGAGCGCGGCTGGGGGCAGAAGGTCGACTCCATGCATGTCTTCGATACATACGAAGAAGCGCTGAAGTTTCAGACCAAGTTCAACGAGTCGAACACCGAGAAAACCGCCCCCGACTGGTATATGGTCGCAGAAGCCCCTTTTCAAGCATACTGATATGTCGCGCTTCGAACTACTGGGCAAGGTTCCGAGAACCGTTGTTCTTGCTATCTCGGGTGGTGTTGATTCCGTCGCGGTTCTCGACTTTCTTTCAAAGAACCATGAACTGGTCGGGTTGCATATCAACCACAACGAAGGAAACTCCGACGAAACCGAAGAGTTTGTTCGGAGCCTCGCTTCGAAGTATCAAATCCCCCTCAACGTAGTTCGCATTTCGGAACCGAAGCCAAAACAGTACTCGCGCGAAGAGTGGTGGAGTATCAACAGATACAAGACTTTTCATGCGCTGGAAGATATTCCAGTTGTCACATGTCATCATCTAGACGACTGTGTTGAAACTTGGGTCTATAGCAGCCTCAATGGCAACCCTTCCATCATTCCATACCGAAACAAGAACGTCATCCGCCCCTTTCTTCTGAACCGAAAGTCGGTTTTCATTGACTGGTGTCTCTCTCGCGGGCTGACTTGGATTGAAGACGAGTCGAACCAAGACCTGTCGCACAAGAGGAACTACGTTCGAAAGATTCTCATGCCTTCCTGTCTGGAAGTGAACCCCGGGCTTCACACAGTGGTCCGAAAGAAGGTTATCCTAAATAACCAAAACAGATAGGAGAAACACATGGAAAAGACACAACTTGTAGAACAGATGAAAGTGGTCCTTGCGACGGCTTTCTCACTCTACCTCAAGGCTCAAAACTATCATTGGAACGTCACCGGTGCAAACTTCGCACAGTACCATGACTTCTTTGGCAAGTTCTATGAGTCGGTTCACGGTTCGGTAGACGACTACGCAGAGAGAATACGCATCCTCGGTGAAGTCGCGCCTGGTTCCATTCGGAGATACATGGAACTGACTAAGATTTCCGATGAACTCGCGGTTCCTTCGCCCAAGTTCATGTTCGTTCGACTGTCTTCTGACAACGCCATACTGTTGAATGAACTGCGGGTCGCACGGGATATGGCAGACGCCCTTGTCGAACACGGGCTTGTCAATCACCTCGAAGGGCAGATTGACGTTCACGAAAAGTGGCAATGGATGCTAGATTCTTTCGAATAACGCTTGACAGAATCACTCCGAGAGCCTATATAGATAACAAGATTGCTTCGGTATCCCCCGCCGTTTCGACCGGCGAGAGAGGTAACGGATGAAAATGCGGGTTCGAGTCCTGCCCGGAGCACCAGAGCACTAAAATGGGTATGCGGTGAAGTTGGAGAGTCGCAGCGGGCTGTAACCCCGTTCCGGAAACGGTGAGTAGGTTCGAATCCTACCATGCCCACCAAATCAGAGTTTGAGACATGAAAAGCAAACGAAAGTCTCTTCCAAAGGAAAGAAATCCATACATTCAACACCTGGTCGCCCGTTCGGGTTCAGGTATTCACGGTAAGACGAAGAAGGCGCAACGTCGCGCTGAAAAAGTCGAACTGAAGAAGATGGTCGGGTAGTTCAGCGGTAGAACAGCGGGCTCTTAATCCGCGTGTCGCGAGTTCGATCCTCGCCCCGATCACCACTGATTTCATGATGCACTAGGCGTGTAGGGTGGTATGTAACCCGCTAGGTTTTGAGGGCGAGGGCCGAGATTCCCGAAAGCGATAAACAATGTCGACAGAAGTTCCCCGAATAAGGAACCCTAGTGCAGCATCAAATCAGTGGTTGACTTCCTGTGTGTCATGTTCTATACATGATTCGTAGACAGGAGA